TCGTTGGGTGGCGATCTGGCCAGAAAGCAGATTGTTGGCGGGCGCGTACGTTGACGGCATGGAGACTTGGTTGCTGCTGCTCGTGATGTCGCTCGCGGTGTACCGGCTTACGCGGCTCGTTGTGGCCGACACTTTTCCGCCCGTGCTGTGGCTGCGTGACCGGCTCGTCGGCGGCTGGCGTGAGCCGACGATGAAGGAGCAGCACCACGAGGCGTTCCCGACAGGCGAAGTCGACGAGGGCGTCCTGAAGAACGTCCGGGGTCTAGGCATGTTCAGCCTGGTTGATGGCGAGTTGCAGATCTATGCCCGTCGGTGGAAGCGGTCGCCGTTCTGGTTGGCGGAGTTGCTGTCGTGCCCGTGGTGCGCGTCCGGCTGGGTGGCTCTCGCGGTGACGGGCGGTGTGTGGGCGTCGGTGGGGCTGCCGGTGCCGTTGCTGGTGTGGCCTGCGGTGTGGGCGGTCGGGGCGCTGCTCGCGGCGCAGGAGTGGGCTTAGGATCTGGGCATGCCGATTGAGAAGCGGTACTACCGGGCGCCGCGCATCGATCCCGAGACGGGACACCTGATCACTGCTGGTGCGGGCTACTACTACAAGTACGACTTCAACGAGACGTCTGACGCGCGGCCGCCGCGCGGTTGGGGCGCCGAGGGCTCTTCGCGGCGGGAGCAGGAGCGGGCGTGAAGTGCCTCCACGATCACACCAGTACGGGATGCCCGTGCGTGGCTCCGGATCACATTGACTGCGGGCCGGTTGTCGCCAGGCTGGGGCTCTATCACGGGCACAGTGTTTTTCTCTGCCAGCCGCATCTTGATTTTTGGCTGGACGAGGCGGATGCCGATCCGATGATGGAACCGGCCGAGTTGGCGTGGGCGTAGCGTCTGGGGCGCGTCATGGGTACGAGGCCCGCCCGCCAGAGCATGGGCCTCGTCTGGTGCCGTCTGCCGTAGGGGTACGGGCAGGCGGCTCTCGCGCGTTCGGAATGGGTGCGGTCTCAGGCGTGGGATGGTGACGGTGAGGGCCGGTTCCCCCCGGGGTCCTCGTGGTGGGTAGGCAGGGGGCCGTCTGCGTTCGGGCGTTCCGCAGGCGGCCCCCTCGCGTTGTCGGGCTCAGGCCACCGCGCGAAGGACCGGCATCGCCTTGGGCTTGCCGAAGATGTTGTCGAAGTTCCGGCAGTGCAGGATGCTGATCGCGTAGTACGCGCCGCCTGATCCGACGGGCGAGTGCTCCTCGAACTTCCCCCGGTTGTACACCTCGTATGGGGTGGACACTTCAAGGTCGTCGAAGACGTAGTAGATCGGCAGGTAGCCAAGTGCGTGGAGGCCGATCTGAGCCATCACGCAATCGCTGTTGACGAAGCGGCGCCCCTTGCTGCCGCTGTCCATGCTGCCCTTGGCGTCGATGTAGATGACGTCCGGTCCGCGCGCCGCGATGAGGTCGGGCTCCCACCGTCGCGGGCTGTTGGTGATGGTGAACGCGTCGGCGATCTCTGTGGGCAGGTTGCCGAGGCCGCAGGGCGCGACGGTCCAGCCGCGTCGGGTGAGCTCGTCGGCGACGCGCTTCTCGTGGGCGTCGCCCACCGCCTTGCGCTCGCGGTAGGTCGTGAACTGGTGGGTGGGAAGGTCATCGGGTGTTGCCAGCTTGAGCTGACGGTGAGGTGTAGACATAGACCGGATGGTGCACCGAATGACGAAGGCCCGCAAACGTCAATTAGTTTGGCTGGACTGGTTAAATAAACGCCTTAGCGTTGGTACGAGTTGTCAACGTTTGCGGTGGCTTTGTGGAGCTCTTCCGATTCCACTGCATATGACATTCCCCGCTTATCCCGTAGTTACCGAACATGTCCCATCATTCAAGTCGCCACGTATCGTGGCGTATCGCCGCGTCCGCCAGCGGTCGATCGTGTCCGATCGAGACGACTTGAGATTCGGCGTGCAATTGTGACCAGGATCACGCCACTCACGCCCCGGAATGATCTTCCCCGGCTAGTGCCTACCCTCCCCGCAGACTCGCGGACAGGAGGCACCCGGTGGCCTGGTATCACGCATTCACCCGCCGCGGCCCCGCGCCCGCACCCCTGCCGCAACCCGAACCCGCCGCGCTCACCGCCGCCGCCACCCCCACCACCAGCCCCCGCACCGAACTCATACGCACCCCCGACACCTGGCAAAACGAAGCCTGGCAGTACTACTCAGACCTCGGCGAATTCCGATACGCCGCCGACTGGGAAGCCAACATGCTCTCCCGCATCCGCTTCTACGCCGCGAAACTCGAACCCGGAGCCGACGAACCCGTACGCGCCGAAGCAGGCACCGCCGTCGAGCTGATGACCACCTTCGCCGGAGGCGTCGCCGGACAAGCCCAAATCATGAACGGCCTCGGCACCCAACTCGCAGTCCCCGGTGAGGGCTACGTCATCGTCGAAAACGTGGGCGGCATCGAGAAGTGGGCTGTCCGGTCCATCGACGAAGTACGCGCAGCACGCGGCCACTACGAAGTCATCGACGAAAACAACCCCCGCGACGGCTACAACTGGCGCCCCCTCGCCCCCGACTCCATGGCCCCCATCCGGGTATGGCGCCCCAACAAGCGCTACCACCATGTTGCCGACAGCCCCGCCCGCGCGGCCCGCACCACCATGCGCGAGCTGGAGTTGGTGAACCGGCACATCATCAGCCAGTACCTCAGCCGACTTGCCAGCGCTGGCGTGTGGTTCATTCCGTCCGAGGCCACCTTCCCGGTGCGAGAAGAGTTCGCTGACGCGCCGGACCCGTTCGTGGCCGAGTGGATCGAGCTCGCTGCTGAGGCGATCCGTACGCCAGGGACAGCGGCAGCCATCGTGCCAATCCCGATCAAGGTGCCGGAAGAACTGATCGGGAAGTTCCAGCACCTCGACTTCACGCTGCGCATCGACGACAAGATCATCGAGAAGCGCGACAGCGCCATCAAACGCCTCGCCTCGCAGCTCAACATCCCACCCGAAGTGCTGCTCGGCATGTCCGATTTGAACCATTGGAACGGCTGGCTGAGTGACGAAACCAACCTGAAAGTCAACGTCGCCCCCGACGCCGAACTCATCGCCCAAGCCCTCACCACCGGCTACCTCCAGCCCCGGCTTCAAGCCTCCCGCGTCGAAGACTGGGCGAGCTGGGTCGTCTGGTACGACATGTCCGAACTCACCCTCCGCCCCGACCGCAGCCAAGACGCCATCCAGCTCTACGACCGCCTCGAAATCAACGGCGACGCACTCCGCCGCGAAACCGGCTTCACCGAAGCCGACAAACCCAGCGACGACGAGCTGAAGGAACAAGCCCTCAAGATCGTCATCCACACCCTCCCCACCGGAGCCCCATCCGCCATCACCGAACTCACCGGCGAACAAGTCACCATCCAACCCGTCGCCGCCGCGCGCCCCGGCCAGACCACCGAGCCGGAGACGGATCAGCCAGAAGACCGGACACCGCCCGACACACCCAGCGAACCACCACCCGCCGAAGCCGCGCGCGCCGAAGCAGCACGCGCCCGCGACGAACGCATGGCCCAACAAGCAAAAGCCCTACACGCCGTCAGATTCGCCGCCGGTCGGCCGCCCGAACTCCTCCACCCCGCACTGTGCTCAACACACGCCTACTCCTGCCCGTTCACACACGCCGCGGTCAAGCTCCCGACTCTGCCCAGACCAGGCACGTCCGGCGTGTACGAGGCGCGACTGTCTGCGTTCGGGCAGCTCACGATCGGCCGGCTGTCCCCGCATCTGGATACGACCGGGTTTCTGACCACCGTCTCCCACCGGAGTTCCAATGGGTTCGCTCACGGCCGCCGCTGACGGCTCGCACACCTCTGGCGCGATGATTGCGCTGATGCCCACGCCGGAGGACGCGGCGCGGCTGGCGATCGAGGGCGGCGAGGCTGCCGAGGATCTGCACTGCACGCTGTACTTCCTCGGCGACGACGGCAGCGTGTTCACCGACGAAGAGCGGCGCGCTCTCATCGACCAAGTCGCCGACTACGCCAACTGGATCGGGCAGCCCATCGAGGCGCGGATCTTCGGCGCGAACCACTGGAACTCCGACGGCGACTCCCCGTCGTGGGTGTGGGCCGTCGGCGACGATCGCGGCGACGGCCGCCCGGCCGTAGCACCTGCACTGGCGAACGCCTACGACGCCGCCCGTTACTCGGTGGCGAACGTCCTCGACGCGGAGAACCTTCCCGACCAGTACACGCCCTGGCAGCCGCGCATCTGTGCCGCGTACTCCGACGAGCTGGATCTCATCATCGCGTTGGAGGAGCGCCTCGGGTCGGTCACCTTCGACCGCGTCCGCGTGGCGTTCGCCGGGGAGCACACTGACATCCCCCTCGGCGGCGACGTCACCGCCTCCGCCCGCGTCCTCACCCCGAGGTGGGACGAGGACGTCGTCCATGTCGAGGTGGAGACCAACCGCGGCGGCGCCTTGCTCTTGGACGCGATGTGCACGGCCGCCGAAGGACTCGCTGCCGAACTCGGTGTCCCCGTCCGCGTCACCGGCCGCACACGAACCACCGCTCGAACCGCGGCGGCCGGTCCGTTGCGCCGCCAGCCCACCGAACTCGAACTCGCGTCCCGCGCTGACTTCACGCAGATGGACAAGGCCTGGCACGAAGCCGTAGACGGCACGGTCGAGGCGTGGGCCAGCGTGCAGGAGGCGATGCGCGCCGAGATCACCGCCAGCATCCAAGCCGCGGCGGAGGCTGACAACTTGGACCTGCTCGACGGACTGACCGTCGACACCGAGGACGGGGCGCGCCTCCTCATCGCCCGCATGATCGCCTACGCGCGGGAGGCAGGCGAGCAGCAGCAGGCGGAGGCCGAAGCGCAGGGCGTCGACATTCCCGAATGGTCCCTCGACGATGAGGCGCTGACCGCCGCGGCGATCCGGGACCGGCTGCGGCAGATCGGCCGCACCGCAGCCAGCGTCCTCGGCGTCGGCCTGGTGCAGTCCGCGGTGCGGCAGGCGATGCGCGTGTGGGGCTCCGGCTCGCCATCGCAGGTAGCGGGCCAGGTGGACGAGCATCTCACCGGGCTGTCGGGTGCTGCGGTGGAGGAGCAGGTGGGTGCGGCCATGTCCGCGGCGCAGAACGAAGGCCGCATGGCCGTCCTCGCAGTCGCGCCGCCAGCCGAGTACACAGCCACCGAGATTCTCGAACCGGGCCGAACGTGCAAGCCCTGCCGGGACATCGACGGAACCCGCTACACCACGCTGCCCGATGCGCGCACCGCGTACCCGTCGGGCGGCTACATCAACTGCCTCGGCGGTTCCCGCTGTCGCGGCACCCTCGTGACGGTGTGGCCACAGGCGGACGAGCAAGCCGCCGCCGGAATGATCTTGTCTGCGAACGCGGACACAATGCCCCACCAGACCACCAACATGGAGGGCACGATGCCGTATCGCGTCCAGCAGGATCACCCGGACTGCGGCGCCGATACGCCGTGGGCCGTCATCAAGGAAATGACCGACGAACTCATGGGCTGCCACGCCACCGAGGCGGAAGCCATGGAGCAGCAGGCCGCCCTGTACGCCGAAGAAGGCGACCGCATGCAACGCGACGACGAAGACGACGACGAGCGCGGCCTCGACTACGCGGGCGACACGGCCCCGTGGGAAGGCGTCCTCGCCGTCGAAGGCATCGTCACCGGCGACGGCCGCGAGTTCGCCCCCGGCGCCCTGCAGTGGGCTGACCTGCCCGTCCCGCTGCGCTGGAACATCGAGGACTCCCACGGCGGCGAGCCCCACACCGTAGCCGTCAACGTCGGCCGCATCGACCGGATATGGCGCGACGACAACAAGATCATGGGTGCTGGTGTCATCGACCTCTCCGACGACAACGGGCGCCGCGCCTACGACAAGCTCAAGGGTGAGTTCCTTCGCGGTGTCTCCATCGACGCCGACTCCATCGCGGACGCCGACGTCGAGTTCGTGTGGCCCGACGACGTCAACGCCGGCGCCGGTGAAGGCGACGAGGACGATCTGTTCGAGATGCTGTTCGCGCAGCCCGAGAAGATGATTTTCCACGGCGGCCGCATCAGGGCCGCAACCCTGGTCGACATTCCCGCGTTCGCCGAGGCGTACGTCGCGCTCCTCGACGAGCAGGGTGCCATCGTCGCCGGCGGGCAGCCGGTCGGTGAGACCGCTGTCCTGGCGCTGGCGGTGCAGGAGATGGGCGCGGTCGGCACCCACGACACCGCCACCTCCGACGAGCCATGGGACGCGGGCGCGAACGAGAAGCGCATCGACTCGCCGCTGACGCTGGCCAAGGCGCGGGCCGCGTACGGCTGGTACGACGGGGACGCGGTCGAGGCTGGCGAACTGGCGAAGTCCGCGGCGAAATTCCTGCACCACGAGATCAGCGCAGATGGCACCGTGGGCGCGGCAAACCTGGCCGCCTGCTCTGCGTCGATCGGCGCCCTGCACGGTGCACGCGGCGGCACGTCCATTCCGGAGGCGGACCGGCGTGGCGTGTACGACCACGTCGCCGCGCACCTCCGCGATGCGGGCCGGGAGCCGGAGCCGTTCCGTTCCCTGCGTGCTGTCACCGCTGGCGCCCCGGCCTCGCATCCGGCGATGACCGGGCTGTGGAAGCCGCCCGCCGCATGGTTCAGTGATCCGGAGCTGCCGTTCTACTGCGGGATCGTCGTCACCGACCAAGGGCGCCTGTACGGGCATGCGGCACCGTGGGGGGCTTGTCACATCGGGTTCGACGGCGAGTGCGTGACCGTCCCGAGGGAGAGTGAGCACTCGCACTACATGACTGGTGAGACGGTCTGTGACGACGGCTCGCGGGTGGCGGTCGGTCAGGTCACGGTGGGGACGGGGCATGCGCCGCTGCATTTTGGGGCGCAGCCTGCGGCGGAGCACTACGACAACACGGGCGCGGCGGTCGCTGATGTGGCGGTCGGCAACGACAAGCACGGCATCTGGATCGCGGGTGCGATCCGTCCGAACGCTGATCCGCTGAGCGTGTATGAGCTGCGGGCGTCGGGGCGGGTGTCGGGTGACTGGCGGCGGATCGGCGGCCAGTTGCGGATGGTGGGGATGCTCGGCGTGAACGTGGCCGGGTTCCTGGAGGAAGCGAAGATGCGGACGCTGGTCTCCGCCGGGCGCCCGCAGGCGCTGGTGGCGGCCGGTGTTCCGAAGCAGCGGTGGGCCATGTCGAAGGACGAGATGGAGCGTCAGGCTGTGCGGGTTGTGATGCGGATGCTGTCGCGTCGTGTCCACCCGGGAGGGAGGTGAGCAAGCGTGTGCAGTTGCAATAAGAAGCGGCGTCCGGCGCCCCCTCCGCCGCCCTCTCCGAGCGCCTGACCATTAGGTTCACTGGTCCGGTCAACATAGTTGAACATTGCAGCACAGTGTGCTAGCGGATACCCTTCGCCTTGAGTTGCGCCGGATGCGCCCGCTACCGGCGCAACTCAACAAGCGGGCACGCAAACACAACCCTCCGACGAACGTGGAGGCGGCCGTGCCCGCAGAAGAACTGTTCAACGCCCCACCCGACCTCACCCTCGTCAGCGACGACGACCTCACCGACCTCGAAACCCGAGGCGCCACCGAGTTCGAACGCGTCGAAGCCATCGACGACGTCGACCCCGAAACCCTCCAGTACGCGATGCGTCTCGCCGACGACCTCGACCGCATCCGCGCCGAACTCTCCGTACGCGAAGTCCGCGCCCAGGCCAACGCCGAACTCCAGCGCACCCGCGTCGGCGAACAACTCGCCGCACTCAAGGAACGCGTCCACGGCGACACCACCACCCCCGGCACCACACCGGCCGCACCCATCGACGTCGAAGCCATCGCCGCCGCAGCAGCCCGCGGAGTCACTGCAGGCATGGCCGCACTCATGACCGACCGACGCGGGGGCAGCGTCCGCCCAGAGGAGATCGCCCGCCGCGCGACCGCCAGTCTCGCCGAGACCGCCGCGCACGCGCCGAAGCCCAAGGTCCCCACCCAGCGCCTCGCGGTCACTGCCTCCGTCGACATCCCCGGCGTCGCCCACGGCGACGCAGTCCGCAGCCTCAGCGGCCTCACCGACGTGGTCAACCGCAAGGCCAAGTCGATGCCCGAGACGAACGGCAACCCGAATTACCAGCTCGTCGCGAGCATCCGCAACGAGCACGAGCACACCCTCGACGACCGGTCGAGCCCCGCGCAGGTCAAGGAACTGTTCGACTTCCTGACCTCGCAGGACAAGCAGGATGCGCTCGTCGCGGGCGGCGGCTGGTGCGCACCCAGCGAGATCCGCTACGACTTCTTCAACATCGCCTGCTCCAGCGGCATGATCGACCTGCCGACCTTCGGTGTCACAAGGGGGGGCATCCAGTTCCCCGTATCGCCGTCGCTGGCGGACACCGTCGGCAGCATCGCGTTCGGCGGGTTCGCCGTCGAGTTCACCAACGCGTCCGCGCCGTGGCTGTGGACCGAAGCCGACGACATCGCCGCCGCGACCGGCTCGCCGACGAAGCCGTGCGTCCGGGTGCCGTGCCCCACCTTCTCGGAGGAACGGCTGGAGTGCTTCGGTATCTGCCTCACCGCAGGCAACCTCACCGACTCGGCGTACCCCGAGGCGACGCAGCACATGATCAGGCTGCTGATGACGGCCCACGACCACGCCATGAACGCCCGCTTCATCGCGCAGATGGTCGCCGACTCCACCGCCGCAATCACCATCGGAGGCGAGGTCGACGACTCCGCCGCACCCCGCATCTACAACAGCGTGGGCCTCGCCGCGACCGACGTCCGCGAGCGGTTCGGCATGTGCATCGACGACGTCCTCGAAGTCGTCCTGCCGTCCTGGGTTCGCGAAGTGCTTCGCGCTGACCTCGCTTGGAAGGCTGGGGTGGAACTCCCGGCCGTGTCCAACGAGCAGATCACCAGCTACTTCACCGACCGCAACGTGCGCGTCCAGTGGGTCGACGACTGGCAGGTCCGCGGCACGAGCCAGTTCGGCAACGCGACCGCGCTGACCGCGTGGCCGACGACGGTCGACTTCCTCATCTACCCGGCCGGCACCTTCGTCCGCGGCACAGGCATGAGCCTCGACCTCGGCGTGGTCCGTGACTCGGTCCTCAACCAGACCAACGACCACACCGCGCTGTGGTCGGAAGAGTGCCACCTCATCGCCCGCGTCGGCCACGAGTCCCGTCGGTACACGGTGCCGTTCAACGTCAAGGGCGCCACGGGTGCGCTCCTCGGTGACGAAGCCCGCGTCTGACCGGCAGCCAACCGAGTGAGCAGGAAGGGGTGAGCGCCGGTGGCCGGAGCACGCCAAATCATCGACCCACCGGCGTTCACCCCACTGCCCTACGGCCTGTGGGACGCCGTACAGAAACCGTCCATCGACAATCCGCACTGGCAGCAGGGTGTCACCTGGATCGAACGCTGCCCGGCCGGCGGCACAACGTACGACGAGTGCCTGTCCGTCACCGGCACCGGCGCACCCCCCGAACCTGCCGCGAAGGCCGACAATGTCGACCAGACATTCCGCGGCGCTACCCCGTTCACCGTGTTCACCGAGTTCGACTGCTCACCCGTCGGCCTCGGCGACGCGGCCGAGGTCGCGGCGGACGCACTGGCACGCGTCGAAAACCAGCAGCTCGAAGCAGCGTTCTGGACCGGCACCGCAGGCGCACAAACCCTCGTGTTCCCGCACCTCGCCGCAGCAGCGGACGTATCCGACACGCAGAGCATCCTGTTGCAGCCGACCGCATCAACATGCGTGACCGGAGCCGACGCAGCCCACGCACTCGGCGCCCTGGAGGACTGCCTCGGCGACTGCTACGCCGGACAAGGCGTCATCCACATCCCACGCCAAGTGCTGCCCACCTTCGCCTCCTGGAACCTCATCGCCGAACGCGACGGCGCCCTGTACACGACCGGAGGCAACCGTGTCGTCGTCGGCGGCGGCTACACCGGCAGCGCACCCGACGGCACCACACCGGATGCGGGAACGGCGTGGATCTACGCCACCGGTGGCCTGTTCGGCTACCGGGGCAACGTCGCATTCCATGCGCCGCGGGACTCCATCGACCGCGCCGCGAACACTCTCCGAATGATCGCCGAACGCACGTACGTCCTCGGCTTCGAGTGTTGCCTGATCGGCGCTCACCTCAACCTCGGCGTGCCCACCACCTAGGGAGACACCATGGCTGCCACTTCCACATGCGTCGTCCCCGTCAAGGGCACGCACTTCCGTATCGTCGCCCTCGACGCCTGCGGCATCCCCGTCACCGGCGCCTCCGGGCTCGTCGCCGTCACCAACAGCTTCGTCTCCGTCGAGTCCGCGGAGGAGTACGAGGACGGCGAGGAGTTCTTCGAACGCAACGCTGCCGGCGCCCCGTGCGTGAATCAGAAAGACGACCCGACGATGAAGCGGGTCGTGCTGACGGTGCAGTTGTGTGAGATCAACGTGTCTGCGGTCGCCTACATCCTTTCGGCCCGCGAGCTCGTCACCGGTACCCCGACCACCGGGACCGGCTTCGCGCTGGCGGAGGGCAATCCGACGAACCGGTTCAGCCTGGAGGTGTGGCAGGAAGTCGCCGGCGCCGCGGCGTGTGATGCGTCGGGGCAGCAGCAGTACGTCTACCACGCGTGGCCGAACGTGGGCGCGGTGCAGAAGCAGGGGTACACGATCGAACTCGGCCGCTCCGCGTTGGAGTTCACGGCGGAGACGCGGGGCGCGTCGGCGTCGTGGGACACCCTCGTGGGGGCGGACTGGCTGCCTGCCGGTGAGATCGTGGATACGGATGAGCACTGGGTGTTCAACGTGACCACCACCGCTCCGCCGACGGTGGCGTGTGACCCGACGACCCTCGCCGCTTAGGCCGTCGCCATGGCCATGAGTCTGCTGCAGGCGCATGTCGCCGTCGCGGACCCTCACGGCGACCGGGCGTACGCCGACGCCACTTTCGCCACCCAGGTGGATGTGAGCACGCTCTCTGACACCGTCACTGGTGTCGGTGAGCGGGTCTCTGCGATTGAGGACGGCAGCGCGTCTCTGAGTGGCCTCAACGTCACGGGGAATGCTCGGGTATCCGACGGCGATCTCACGGTTTCCGATACGGAGAAGGGCTACCGGTTCCGCCGCGGCGGCAGCGCCCTCGACCTGGAGGCGACGGGCGCCGACCTGATCGTCTCCAACTGGTCGGGTACTGGTTTCGACGGGACGCAGCGCGCGTACGACCGGTACTCGGCGGACGCCCTGAACGCGCAGCATGCGGGACGCCGCGAGTACGTCGACGCCTTGTACGGGGCGGTCCGTCATGTCATCGACCCCGACAATGACCAGCTTGCCTTTCACGGCGTGACACCAGTGTCCCAGCAGACGGTGACGGGGTCACGCACTGATGGGACTGCGCTCGCGTCGCTGCTGACTGCGCTGGCGAACCTCGGGCTGATCGTCGACGAAACCACCACGTGATGTGAAAGGGGGTTGGGTGTGGCTCTGGCCCGGTACAGCGATCGGTTCTGGTTTCCCTCCGGGGCGCTGGCGGCGAACATTGAGACGCGGGTGTTCCCGGAGGGCTCGACCGCGTTCGCATCACTGTTCACTGATGCGACAGGCGCCACCCCGCTGGCCAACCCGACAGCCACCAATGGCGCAGGCGTGCTCACCTTCTGGGCCGAGTCCGGAACCTACTGGGTCCACCTCGACACCGAAAGCTTCCTCGTCAGCGTAGGCATGACGCAGGAGCAAGCCGACCTGTCCACCGGCATCGCCTCGGGCGGCGAACTCAACCCGAACGCGGGCAACCCTGCGGCGATCGACATCAGCGCACTGGACGGCTACATCGTCGACTACCTCGCAGGCGACCAGTCCGAGCCTGCGGTGACGCGGATAAAGACCGCGGACCAGACCGTCTCCCTGGACGCGGCGTCGCTGCTGCGGTCGGTGACGTGGTGGCTCATGGACTCGTCGGCGAACGTCACTCAGCAGGGGACCAAGCCGACGCCCGAGCAGCGGCGTACGCATCTCGCGCTCGGGGTGACGACGTTCTTCTCCGGCACGGTCGTGGTGGTGCAGACCCTGCCGGTGATCCTGGCGCAGCCGGCGAACCAGCTTGCTGATCTGATGGATTCGCTGGGTCCGTTCTCCATCTCAGGGAACATCGTCACCGCGAACGGCGCCAACCTGATGATCGACCAGTCGTCGGGGCAGATGTTCGCCCGCGCGTTCTCCCATTTCATCAGCGGCGTTCTCACCGACAGCCCGCACATCGTCACGGTGCCGTCTCAGTCCCCGTCACAGTTCCGGTACATCACCGCGACGGGAACCGTGTTCGGTCCGCTGATCAACACGGTGGACGTTGCGAACTTCGACAACGGGGGCGTCATCACTCCGATCGGTGGAGGCGCCAACACGTCCAGCATTCACCGGCTGTGGCTGTTCGGCACGGGCGAAGCATCCACACAGTTGGCGTTCCAGTACGGGCAGGCCACCTACTCCAGTCTGTCGGCGGCCGTGAACGCGATCGGCCAGTCCGGGCACGTCGTGAACCCGCTCATCGTGGGTAACGGCGCGCTCATCGCGTGGATCGCGGTCACGCGTACGGCAACCGACCTGTCCGACCCGACGCAGGCCATGATCGTGGCGCCCGCCAAGTTCGCCGCACCGTAGGAGGACTTGTGCCGGTCATCAACCCAACCCCGCAGACCGTCCCTGGCGGCACGGGCGATATCACTGGCCCGTGTGCGGACTGGCCTGTGACGTGGACGTGCGACGTTGACACGTTGAATCCGGCCGTCACCGGGCTGGCCGTGAGCATGGCCACCGAGACGTTGTGGGCGTTGACGGGGATGCGGTTCGGGGTGTGTCAGGTGACGTTGCGTCCGTGTGCCCGTGAGTGTCAGACCGGTTCGTTCTACGACGACTTCGGGCCTCCGTGGGCGTCGGGCTCTTATCCGCAGCCTGCGCTGATCGGTGGGCTTTGGTACAACCTGACGTGCGGTTCTTGTGCGGGCGACTGCTCGTGCACACAGGTGTCTGAGGTTCGGCTGCCTGCTCCGGTGAACACGATCGTTGAGGTGAAGATCGACGGGACGCCGATGGTGTCGGGCGCGTACCGCATCGACAACAACCGGCTGTTGGTGCGCACGGACGGCGGTAGGTGGCCGCGCTGCAACGATCTCAACCTGGATGACACTGAGGTGGGTACGTGGTCGGTGACGGCTACGTATGGGGAGGCGTTGCCGGAGGGCGCGTCTCTGGCTGTGGGCCAGTTGGCGTGTGAGATTGCGAAGGCGGCGGCGGGTGGGGACTGCAAGCTGCCTGCGGGGTTGCAGCAGCTCGTACGGCAGGGCGTGACGATCTCCTATCCGGATGTGGGCGAGTTGTTCCGGCAGGGGCGCACAGGGTTGTATCTGGTGGACATGTTCGTCAGCACGTGGAATCCGTACGGGCTGCGGCAACGCTCGCGGGTGTACAGCGTGGATCGGCCGACGGTGCGGAGGGCAGGGACGTGATCACGGGCCCGTTGAAGTGGTACACCGTCGCATCCACTTTGGAGCAGGCGGTGTACGCCGAACTCACGGTCGAGCCGTCCCGGCACGGCGTCGTCCCCGGTGCGATCGCATGGGACGAATGCGACTGCGGCATGCTCGCCGTCACCGTCGGCCCGATCTTCCTCAGCGACAACTTCCCCGACCAAGCCATACGCAAGACCGGCAACTGCGACGCCATCTACGAAGTCGGCGAACTCATCATCCAGATCGTGCGCTGCGCACCGAACCCCGAAGACCAGATCACATCACCGACCACCGCCGAACTGGACACGTCCGCACAAGAGGTACTCCGCGACGCGTACGAACTGCTGAAAGCCGTGTCAGTGAAGCTGTGCGAGATGAACGACGCAAGGGACATCGTCGACTTCATCCTCCGCCCACTCACCCCACAAGGACCGTCCGGTGGCTGCGTCGGCAACGAGCTGCGGGCACTCGTCGCGCTGGGCCGGAACTGAGGCCGTCATGGTGTTCAGCGTCTCGACCAGCTTCAACCTCGACCGCTCCCGGGTGGAACGCATGCTGCGCCTGCCCGGCGGCCTGGTGTACCGGAACATGACGCGCCGGGTGGAGCGTGTCGAGCGGGAAGCGATCCGCCTCGCACCCGGCAGCATGGGCCGCACCATCCGCGCGTCCATCCAGCGCGGCCCGGGCGGCGAGTTCCGGGGGGTGGTGAACGTCCGGCATCCCGCCGCGCTGTTTACCGTCTACGGCACGAGGCCCCATCGCATCGTCCCCCGCCGCCCTGGCGGCGTGCTGCGGTTCACGGTCGGCGGACGCGTCGTGTACGCGCGGTACGCCCTTCATCCCGGCACGAAGCCGAACGACTTTTTGAGGCAAGCCCTGCGCGCAGCTCTTTGACCTGCGGATTTATGTGCAACGCAGGGAACTTTCAGGGCAGTTGAGACGTCCTTACATACGAGTGGGCCGCCGGTGCGCGAACACCGACGACCCTGACCGACCCCTTGTGTGAGAAGGAGTACGGCCCATGGCCGAGAGTACGACAGCCTCTGTCCCTGTGCCCAAGCAGGCCAGACGCCAGGCGCAGTCAGTCAGAGCCGAAGAGCTGTTCCTTGCCGCTATCGCAAAGCTGCGCGCGACGCCGCTCTACGGCGAGTGGAAGGGCAGCGCGGCACCTCATCGCGTCCGGTGCGTTAATGGGCACGAATGTGCTCCGTGGCCCTCTGGCGTGTTCCGGGGGCAGGGGATTTGCAAAGAGTGTGTGGGGCTTAGTCCCCAGGCGGCGTGGGCTGCCTTTCAGCGGCTGGTCACAGAGAACGGGGGGACCGTTCTGGAGGGACGCTGGCTCGGAGCCATCGTGCCTCACAGAGTGAGATGCTCGGCAGGGCACACCACAACGCCAAGACCGCACGACGCGAAGTCGACTGGCAGCTTCTGCAGCGTCTGCGTGGGCCGGAATCGTGAGGCGGCGTGGCAGACGTTTCGCGCCCTGGTTACGGATAACGGCGGCACGGTCGTGGAAGCGGAATGGCTGGGCAACCACACCGCGCACCGGATCGTCTGCCCAGGCGGCCACGCGATCAGCGTCCGGCCGAGCAAGGTGACGTCCCGCAAGCGGATCCCGTGCCGACGCTGCGAGCACGACAGGTGTGCAGCCCAGTACGAGGAGTTGGTCAAGGCCCATGGCGGCGTAACGCTGGAGCCGTACCGGGGCGCGGGCCATAAGCATCGATCGCGCTGCGCGAAGGGTCATGAGGTTAGGCAGACTCCAGCGCATCTTGTTGCCGGAGGCCCTCTGTGCCGACGCTGCGCATACAGAGAGTGGGATGCCTTCTACGTCGTCATCGACGAAGTGAACGACGTGCTTAAGTTCGGAGTCACGTCAGGCGACCCGAGCCGCCGCTTGGGCGAACACGTCAAGGATGGCTTCGATCATGTCGTCCGTCTCCACGCGGGCCTCCCGGACGATGTGGCTCCGTGGCTTGAGCGGATGATCATCTCGGCGCTGCGGGACGCGCGCGAGGAGCCCGTACGTGGCCGCGAGTACTACCACGTCCGAGCCCTTCCTCTCGTCCTCGATCTCGTCGATAACCACCCGGCCGTGCGCGGGCTTACGGCTCCGCGCTGACCTGCTACGCGGTTGCGCAACCATGGTTGCGCAACCGCCGGAATGATCATGACGGGGCGGAACCTACCGTCCCACCCATGACCCAGCCCACACCCACGGCACCCCCCGTCAAAGACTTCAGCCGCCCCCGCGAACGCCTCACCTTCCGCATCGACGACGACACCTTCGAAGCCACCCCCGCCATCCCCGGCGACATGCTCACCGAATTCGCCAAACGCTACGCAGACGTCGGCAGCGCACCACTCGACCAGCAACTCGCCGTCATGAAAGACGCACTCTCCCTCGTCCTCCTCCCCGAATCCCACACACGCTTCACCAAACGCCTCTCCGACCTGGCAAACCCCATCGAACTGGAACAGACCGCCGACGTCATCCAGTGGCTCATGGGGCACTACGGCCGACGCCCTACACAGCCGTCCTCGCCCTCGCCCAATGGTGCGCCCAACCCGGCACCTGGCACGAGCTCGACGGACGCGCAGCCACAGCAGGCATCGATCCCAGCAACTTTCCAGCCCACCGCTGGCTGAACTTCATCTACGCCGAGATGCTCACGCGCCTGAACGTCCGCGACAACGAGAAGCCCGACGCCGCCCGCAAACGGTTCGACGGGCAACTCGGCGTACGCGCGTGGGCTGCACCCGGCAGCGAAACCCGTGAGACAGACCCGGCGCAGGCCGCAACGCCGTGGTGGTGGAACCAGACTGAAGCCGACCAGTCGGCGGACATGTTCATGGAGATGGCCCGCGCGAAGGGGATGATCACATGAGTACCCCCATCGGCGACGCCGAAATCCGCGTCGACGCCAATACCGACGCGGCAACCCTCGCCCTCGCCCGCTTCTCACGCGATGCCCAAGGCCGAGTCCGTGACATCCGTGGCCGCTTCGTCGCTGACGGCACCGTCATCAACCGGGCACTCATCAACGCGGCAGACGGCGGCGACCAGTTCGGTGGATCCCTACGCAGTCTCACCCGCGTGGCAGGCAGCGTCGGCGGTGCTCTCGCCAGCGTGGCCGGGGTCCTCGGCAAGGCCGGCGCCGCAGCGGGCTCGGCGGCGCCTCTGCTGGCGGGGATCGTCACCACCCTGGAGAGCATCGCGCCAGCCGGGGCGGTCGCGGTGACGGGAATGTTCGCGGTCGTCCAGGCGAGTGCGGCGATCAAGCTCGGCATGGCCGGTGTCGGGGACGCGGTCACTGCCGCGTTCGACACCAGCGAGGAAGGCGCGGAAGCTTTCGCGGAGGCGCTAGAAAAACTGTCGCCGTCGGCACGCGCGTTCGCCGAGCAGGTCCGAGAGCTTGCGCCCGCGTTCCGCGAATTCCAGCAGACCATCCAGGAAGAACTGTTCACTGAGCTGGACAGCGTCCTGAAAACGGTGGCCACCGCCACGCTGCCCGAGCTGCAGAACCACCTGACAACAACCGCGAACAGCCTCGGCAACATGGCCGCCTCCGCCGGACTGGCCGCCGCCGCGCTGGCCGACAACGGCACACTCGGCCGCGCTATGGAAGGCGCCAACCTAGGGCTGCGAAACCTTGAAGGAGTACCTGCCCAGGTCGTCACCGCACTCGGGCAACTCGCTGCTGCGGGCGCGCCGGCGTTCGACCGCCTCACTGCGGGAGCTGGCAGAGCGGCCACGAGTATCGGCGAGCGGCTCGGTCGGGCGTTCGAGTCGGGTGCGTTGGAAGAAGCGGTCAACACGGCAGTGGGCGTGCTGCGTGACCTTGCAGAGGTCGCGGGCAATGTGTTCGCGATCCTCGGCAACATCATGGCCCCGGTCCAAGAACAAGGCGCTGGTCTGGTCGGAACCCTGCTGGAGATCACCGGCGTGCTGCGGGAAGCCACCGGCACCCAAGCATTCCAGGACGCGATCAGCGCACTGGCCTCGGTGATGAGCACTCTGGCCAGCACGGTCGGCCCGCTGCTGGGGCAGGCGCTCGCCGCAATCGGACCCGTCTTCACCACACTCGGGCCCCCTGTCGAGCGGCTGATCGAGAACCTCGGCGCTGCACTGTCGCCGATCATCGAAGCGCTCGGGCCGGTCCTCGCCGTGGCCGCGGAAGCCGTCGGTGTTCTCGTCGATGCGATCTCGCCGCTGCTGCCTGTGGTAGGCGAGTTGATCGCGTCGCTGCTGCCGCCACTGGTCCCGGTCATTCAGGCAATCGCGGAGGCGTTCGCGGGGGCCGCGCCGATCCTGCAGCAGCTCGGGGAAATCCTCACCGCAGTGCTGGCGCCGATCATCGCGGAGCTCCCCACGATCCTCACACCACTGATCGACACATTCAGCGAGATCACGGCGATCATCCTGCCCCTCGTGGCGCAGCTTTTGACCGCGCTGGCCCCGGCGCTGGCATCGCTGGGCCAGTCGTTCGGGGAGCTCCTCGTCGCGGTGGCTCCGCTACTGGAGATACTCGGGATCCTCATTGCAGAAGGTTTGACGGCACTCCTGCCGGTCATCACTCCGCTGATCGAGCTGGTCGGGCAACTCGCTACGATCCTCGCCGACCAACTGGCGAACATCATCACCAACGTCGTAGTCCCCGCACTAACCGTCATCACTGAACTGCTCAACGGAGACGCCTCCGCAGCGTGGGAAGCATTCAAAGAACTCATCAGCGGGGTAGGGACAGCGATCAGTGAGACGGTCACCAACATCCTGTCCACCATCGGTTTGCTGATCGACGGGATCATCGGGTTCTTCCAAAACTTGTTCGACGTCCTGGTCGGAAACAGCATCATCCCCGACCTCATCAACGCAATCATCAGTTGGGTCGCCCGACTGCCCGGCGAGGTGTTCGCCGCGCTCGCATCGCTGGCCGCCGGGCTGATCCGGATCGCGACAGACGCGTTCAGCCGGTTCCGCTCTGCCGTCGTAAAGGGCGCCATCGCCACCATCGGTTTTGTCCGCAGCGTCCCCGGCCGCATCCGATCCGCGCTCAGCAGGCTCGGTAGCCTGATCAGCTCGCTGGCCACTGCCGCGTTCGGCCGGTTCCGCTCCGCCATTTCCAGCGGCGCCTCCCGCGCGATCGGCTTCGCACGCGGTATCCCCGGCCGCATCAGAGGCGCCCTGGGCAGTCTCGGCAGGTTGCTGTACAGCTCTGGACGCTCAATCATCCAGGGCCTCATCAACGGCATCAAATCACTCGCAGGGAGCGTCAAGGACGCGGTCGGCGGCGTGCTGTCGAGCGCCCGTGACGTGCTGCCTTTCTCCCCGGCGAAGGAGGGCCCGTTCTCCGGGAAGGGCTGGACTCTCTTCTCCGGCCGATCCATCAGCGAGGCGCTAGCGGAGGGCATCGGCCAACGCGAGGCGATGGTTCGGCGTGCTGCACTCGATCTCGCCGAGCGCACTCAGATGGCACTGACCCCTTCAATGGTGATGCCAGGCGAGGCGGCGCCGTCGTCGCCGACTGCGGTTGCCGCGAATCTGTCGGCCTTGCGTACACCGCAAGCCACCCCTCCACCGACAGTGGTGAACATCAGCCTCAACCTCACCAACCGCGGTGTCCTGGGCTCGCAGTTCGAGGTGGAAGGTTTCCTTACCCGGGCCATGGAAAACCTTCAGCGCACCGGCCGGCTTCCCACCGCACGGGCCCGGTGACCGCCGATGCCGCTGACACAAGAACTCTTCGACGACTTCAACGACAACACCGTCGACCCCACCAAGTGGCCCAACAACTACAACACCGGGACCGGCGGCCTACCCGTCGAGACGGGCGGACGCGCGCGCGTCCCCTGCGATGCCGGCTTCGCGGCCTACGCCTCCGACAACATCTACACCCTGCAAGACTCGTACGCTTTCGTACGCGCATTCCCCCCACCGGCGACCGGAATGGCGGAAGCATTCTGCCAACTCCTCGTCCTGTCGAACGTCGTGGGCACGCAGATTGTTTTCGAGATCAACCCGGTCACGAACCTGCTGCTGATGACCGTCCACGTCGGGTTCGTCGACGAGGGCGGCCGCACCATCCCCTACGACCCGGTCGACCACGCGTGGCTGCGGGTCCGCGAGGAGTCCAGCACCCTGTACTGGGAGACGTCGCCCGACGGCCGCGAGTGGACGACACAGCACACCGATGCCTCTCCTGCATGGGTCACGGACGCCGATCTGGAACTGCAGCTCCTCGCGCACTGCTCGCCGACCGTAACCGGCGCACCAACGGGCGAGTTCGCGGAGTTCGACGACTTCAACGTCGCACCTGCGCTCGCCGACGGGTACACCGTGGCGATTGACTGGAACGGCGACGGCGACTTCGACGACACCAATGAGAACGTCACCGACGATGTTCTTCAGCGTGGCGTGGTCACCTTCCAGTACGGCCGCGACCAGGAACGCGCCCTGTCCCCACCCAGAGTGGGCTCGCTGGGGATGACGCTGTGCAACGCTGACCGTGTCTACTCGCCGGATAACCCTGAGTCGCCCATCGTCGACGACGTGGGCCCCGCAGCACCGGTCAAAGCTGAGGTCGTCTACAGCAACACCTTGTATCCCCTGATCCGGGGGCGCATCGACGATCTGATCGTCCACCCCGACCGCAGTAACCGGTCCGCTGAGATCACCGCCTTGGATGATCTGTCGCTGCTGCGCGGCACATCCCTGTCCACCGAGCTGTACCAGGCGCAGCGCACCGGCACCCTGATCGGGGTCATCCTCGACGAGATCGGCTGGACCGCCCCTAGGGATCTGGACCTGGGGGCGACGTTCGTGCCGTGGTGGTGGGCAGAAGACGAAGACGCGTTCGACGCGCTGACGGATCTGCTGCAATCGGAGGGCCCGCCGAGCATCGCGTATGTGGCGCCGGGTGGGACGTTCGTCTACCGGGACCGCCATCACCGGCTGCTGCGCACCGCGTCGATCGTGTCGCAGGCCACGTTCGCCTCCCGGCAGATCGGGGAGTGCGACCCGTGCAGCGACCCCGTCACCGAGTATGGGGACGGCTGCTACGGCTTCGGCATCTACGGAGGGTAAGAGACGCACATGGTCACGACACCGACGATCGGGCAGACGGCTTGGGGGCAGCCCCTCAACGATGCCCTCAACGACTTGCAGACGCAGATCGACGGCAAGTACAGCAAGACGGGCGGCGCGCTGACGGGCGGCATCACGACCGATCTCGCAGTGCGGTCCGCGTTCTTCAAGACGACATCCACCACCGAGCACGCGGTCACGATCTACCAGGCAGGCACCTCCGGCACCGACACCGCGAGCGCACTGAACCTGATCAGCGACAACCCGCTCACCTCCGCCGTACAGATCACCGCATCGGAGAACGCGCGCGGCTCCGTGAAAATCAGCCACCGCAACCACTCAGGCTCCGCAACAGGAGACGCCAACGCGGCAGCCATCTCCATCGACCTGGTCCGGGACGGCGAGACGGGCACTGCGGCGCAGGGCATCTTCGTCACGGCCACGGACGGCGGCACGACGGGCCGTCTGCTGACGCTCCGCAACGGCGGCGCGAACCTGGTCACAGTCCCCGCGGCGGGCACCCTGCACTCCTCGGTCGGTGCGCTAGGGGCGTTCCAGCCCGTCAACCACGGCGTAGCAGCGTGGGCATTCGACCCGACCCTGTCGTTCAACTCCAGCCTCCTCACCAACGGAACCGTCTACCTGACGAAGGTCCACATCTCGGAAGCGGTCGCCGCGGTCAGCCTGTACTGGTGGGTGACCGCCGTGGGTGTGACCCCCACGGCCGGACAGAACGAGGTCGGACTGTACAACTCGGCCGGAACACTGCTGGCGGCCACGAACGTTGACGCGGACATCAGCAGCACCGGCCTGAAGACCACCACCATCGCCAGCCAGAGTCTGACCGCGGGCTCTTTCTACTGGGTGGCCATGGTCTTCAACGCCGGGACCGCGCCGACCGTCGCCCGCGCCACCGGCAGCGCAGGGATCGCCACAGCCGTCAACATGGGACTCACCTCCGGCACCTACCGGTACGCAACCAACGGCGTGGGCCAGACCGCGCTCCCCGCATCCATCACCCCCGGCAGCAACGTCGCGACCGGATTCGCCGGGCCGTGGGTGGCGGCAGGGCCTTGAGGAAACGAGACAACGTCATGGCAGACACAACGGGCACCAGTGCTGAACACGACCCCGTAGCCGAGGCATACCGCCTCGTCGAGGAAGACACCAAAACCCGCATGGACGCCTGCCGCGCAGAGATCGAAGAAGTCCTCGACCGGCACGGCTTCCGCCTCATCGTCGAACCCGGACGCGCCACCCTCACCGCCAAGGAGTAGCCATGGCCGAGTTCGACTTCATCGAACCCTTCGGCTACACCAACGGCTGGCGCGACATCGTCAACAGCGTCACATTCGCCGTCGAAGAACGCGTACCCGAAGCCTCACTGTCCGTCGTCTGGGAATCCGGCACCGTCATCTCCCTCGCACTCGGGCAGTCCGTACAGGTACGCGTCCAGGCCAGCGACCCCTTCCGTGACGCACAGGACCTCACGGACGGCGTCGACATCGTCTACTCCGGCGCCGGTGTGCCTGTCGTACTGCTGTCGCGCCGCTCCGGGCAGTCGCTGGCCATCACCATCACCGCGGCGGGCGGCGCGCTCACCATCACCCACCTTCAAGTGCGGGCCCGTGCCGTGCCGGTCGCCCGCACCGTGCAGGTGGCAGCAGACGACTCGGTGAGTATCAGCCGGCACAGCCGCCGCTCTTACCAGCAGGATCCGCCGTGGCCGAACGCCAACGACTCGGCGGCGATCGTTCAACTGCTGCTCGCCCACTATGCGGAGCGCAGCCCGACGGTGCAGTTGCGGATCGTGTCCTGCGACATTCCGCACTGGCTGCAAATCCTCACCCGCGCACTGTCGGACCGGATCACCATCCGCAACGGGGAGCTGGGGTTGAATGCGGACTTCTACATTGAGCAGATCCAGCAGACGTTGACCCGTATGACCGTCGACGGGGAGGTGTGCGAGGAGCCGGTGCACTACGCGACGTTCGGGTGTGAGCGGGCGCTTGCGGATGCGTCGGACAATCCGTTCACGTTCGACAAGGCGGGCGCGGGTTTCGACGACGGGGTGTTCGATCCGACTGCGGCCGACAGTCCGGACACGGTGTTCATCTTCGACCATCCGACGCAGGGCCAGTTCGGTACGGGACTGTTCGGCACCTGACCCCGGAATGATCTTCGGTGTGCGGGTTCTACCGTCACCCGCATGGTCCAGCTCATCGCGCACACGGCACGCGCCCGCGTCTACTGCGGGGACTGGATAGCGGACTGCCCACGCCCCGACTGCGGGGGCGCCGAGCACCTCTACTCGCTGTCCAACCCCCGCAACCCCCGCTCACCCCGGGTGGTGCAGAAGAGCGAGTTCCACTGCACCAACTGCCAGCTCACCGCGCCGGTCGAGTGGCCCCCCAACCTGGCCGACATCACCGCCGTTCTGATGCTGCGCCCGGTTCCGCAAACCCGTATCTGGTATCCGGCCGGGCACGACGAGGCGGTCAAGTGCAACATCCCGCACGGGCAGAGCGTCGATGAGCTGCGCGAAGAGAACGCCGAGCACGGCGTCCCAACCGGGGCGGTGGCCTGATGGCTTGGTCGGCGCCAATGACAGCGGTCGCAAATACCATATTCACCGCAGCACAGTTCAATCAGTTCGTCCGCGACAACTTGAACGAAACCACGCCCGCACTGGCAACCGCCGCCGGATCGCACTTCGTAGCGGACGGCGTGAACTCCATCGCCGAACGCGCACTGGACGGTGACACCGTCCTCACCCCCCAGACCACCATGTCCACCACATTCGCCGACCTGGCCACCGTCGGCCCGACGGTCACCGTGGACACCGGACCATACGCGCTCGTCCTCACCCACGCGCAGGTAGAAAACAGCGGCGCCGGATCCGCATACGCAGGCGTGGAAGTCACCGGCGCGACCAGCATCGCCCCGGCCCTCAACCGGTCCATCAACATTTTCAACTCCGCGAACACTCGCATCGGCGCAGGCACCTCCGTGCTGTACGCGGGCGGCCTCGTCCTCACGCCCGGGAGCAACACGTTCACGATGAAATACCTGGTCAGCTCAGGGACCGGGACATTCGGTGACCGCCGCATCATCGTGATGCCTTTCTGAGGGGGTGATCAAAATCGCCTGGACAGCGCCAATGACAGCGGTCGCCGGATCGGTATACACCGCTGCGCAATTCAACACATTCGTCCGCGACAACTTGAACGAGACCGCCCCAGCGAAAGCCACAACTAACGGCGGCTATTTCGTCTCCACAGCACTCAACCAAATCGCCGAGCGCGTCGGGTCCGCGCAGACGTTCGCCGCTCAGGAGACCACCGCGTCCACGACGTTCGATGACCTGCCGACCGCAGGCCCGACCGTTACCGTGACGACCGGCACTCTCGCCCTGGTGATTTTCGGCTGCGAGCAGAGCAACGACGGCACGGGGTCCACGCGGACCAGCGTGGAGGTGACCGGCGCGAGCAGTATCGCCGCCGAAGACATCCGGGCTTTGACCCTGAGTGGTGTCGACGCGGGCGCACTCTTGCAGGCGTCTCACGCAGTGTTCTACATCGACCTTTTGCCTGGGGTGAACACGTTCACGATGAAGTACCGGGTGTCCTCCGGGACGGGGACTTTCCGCCGCCGCCGCCTGATCGTGCTGCCCTACTGAATTGGAGACGCCCGTGCCCGTCCTCGTGTGCTCGCTGATCACCAATCAGCCGCAGGAAATCCCCACAAACGGCTACCACGTGGTGCGGTTCCCCTACGGCTCCGCAGAGTCCTACGACGCCCACAACATGCACCCGGCCGAGCAGCCCGACGGCTACACCGTGGCCGGCTGGCCAACCGATGACCGGTCCGGGCTGATCTGGCCCACCGCCGACGGCTGGGGTTCGCTGACCGCGGTAATCCAGTGGGAGTCGGGCGGCTATACGGAGTTGCGGGATCAGTTCGTGCGGGACCCGCTCGGCCTCACGAACGACCCGGTGAACACGACCGCGACGGAGCACCGGCCCCCGTCGCCGGGGATGCAGTGCTGGCACAAAGCCCACGAGATCTTCGTCCACCCCGGGGTGCCGCTAGCACTGCGGGTTTCCCACAACGACAGCGTGCCGCGCCGCATGGTGTTCGCCGAGTTCAAACTCGCCGTCCACACGGGGGCCTGACCATGGCTGATCCGCTGTCCGCCCCCAAGTTCCTCGCCGCGCTGAAGGCCGAGGGTGTGCGCGTCGTCGAGGTCGACGGCTGGCGCACCCACAACCGCAACCACAAGGGCGCCTGGGGCCAGGTGCACGGGGTGATGATCCACCACACCGTCACCAAGGGCACCGCCGCCACGGTGAAGATCTGCCGCACCGGATACAGCGGCCTGCCGGGTCCGCTGTGTCACGGCGTCATCGCGAAGGACGGAACGGTGCACCTCGTCGGCTACGGCCGCACCAATCACGCGGGATCCGGCGACGACGACGTCCTGCGCGCCGTCATCAACGAGACGGCGCTGCCTGCGGACAACGAGGCCAACACCGACGGCAACGCCCGCTTCTACGGCTTCGAGTGCGAGAACCTCGGCGACGGCAAAGACCCGTGGCCGGCCGTCCAGGTCGAGGCCGCGGTGCGCGCGTCGGCGGCGATCCTCCGCGCCCACCGTTGGGGACGGGACGGCGACACCTCCGTCATCGGCCACTCCGAATGGCAGCCGGGCAAGGTCGACCCGCGCGGGCCCGGGGTGTCCATGCCCGACATCCGCAAGCGGGTCGCCGAACGGCTCAAGCACACGGCCCGCTGGTCGCCGAGCCCGCCGAAGCCGCCCACGCCACCGGCCCCGAAGCCGCCCACGACTGAGGAGCGGCTGGCCGCTCTGGAGAAGCGCGTCACCGCGCTGGAGAAGGGAGCCTGACCATGAGGGTCTCGAAGTACTGGAAGGCCGTCGTTGCCGCGAGCGCGGCAGGCGCCGGCGCGCTGTCGACCGCGCTGACTGACGACACCGTTACCGCCGCCGAGGGATGGGCCGCGCTCATCGCTGGCCTCGCCGCGCTCGGATTCACCTGGGCGGTCCCCAACCGGGATGCCTTCACCGCTGGAGAGGACACGGAAGCATGAGCAGCCCCTTGGACGGACGTATCCGCAAGCTCGCCCGCGAGGAAGCGGACGCCGTGGTCGGCATCAGCCTTTGCCGCCTACAGGAACTCTTGGGAAACGGCGACGTGGACGAGCTGCGGAAGGAGCTCACCGCAGTCCGGGAGCGCGTGGACGCGTTGGAGAAGACACCGTCTGCCGGTGAGCAGGCCAAGACGGTGAGCCGCCGCGGCACGGCCCGTAAGGAGTCCACCGAGTGAAGGCCGTCGTATACCCGGCAGATCGTTGGGGGTGCGGCAGCTTTCGTATGCGGTGGCCTGGCGAGGCGTGCGCGGCGGCCGGCCATGACGTGACGGTGGTCGGCCAGGATCGGCGCACGGTGCGTCTGGTCATGGAGGGCGACCTCGTCAAGGACGTCCTCGTCGATCCGGGTGTGGATGTGGTGGTGATGCAGCGGGTGACGCACGCCTACATGGCGCAGGCCGTCGGCGTGCTGCGCGCCAAGGGCATTGCGGTGGTGGTCGACGTCGACGACGACCTCTCGAGCATCCACCCGAGCAATCCGGCGTGGGCGATGCACCATCCCGGGAACGAGGGGAAGCGGCTGGCCGGGGGGCGGGAGGTGCATCGGCATTCGTGGCGGAACTTGGCGGCTGCGTGTCGGGATGCGACGTTGGTGACGGTGTCGACGCCTGCCCTGTTGGACGTGTACGCGCGGCATGGGCGGGGGCATGTGCTGCCGAACTATCTGCCGGACTACTACTACGGGCTGGAGCGCGTCGACTCTGACACGGTCGGCTGGCCGGGTTCGTTCCACTCGCATCCGAACGATCCGGAGGTGGTGGGCGGTGCGGTCGCGCGGCTGGTGGATGAGGGTGCGTTGTTTGTGATGCGGGGTGATTCGTCGGGTGCGGGGAAGGCGCTTGGGCTGGCGGCGGATCCTGCGGGTGGTGCGGTGCCGATCGAGGAGTGGCCGCGGGCGGTGGCTGAGTTGGGGGTGGGGATCGCGCCGCTGGCGGACACGAAGTTCAACGCCGCGAAGTCGTGGCTGAAGCCGTTGGAGATGAGCGCGGCTGGTGTGCCGTGGGTGGCGTCGCCGCGGGCGGAGTATGCGCGGCTGCACAAGATGGGCGCCGGGATTCTGGCTGACCGGCCGCGGGTCTGGTATCGGGAGTTGAAGCGGCTGCGGGAGTCGGCGGCGTTGCGGGCGGAGTTGAGCGACGCGGGGCGCGCGGTCGCCGAGCAGCTCCGGTTGCGCGACAACGCCTGGCGGTGGGCCGAGGCTTGGTCCAGGGCGTACGAGGTGCAGCGGGCTACGCCGCGCACGGCGGTCCCGGCGTAGCCGGTGCGGGTTTCGGGTTGGCGCTGGACGCTCCCGCCGGACCCGACGGCGGGGTGCCGGGCTTGATGTCCTTCATGCGTTCTCGCTGCTTGGAGGTCGGGTAACCCATGTGTCAGGCCTTGTCCGTCGTGCCGTTGGTGTGTTCCTCAGGCGTCCGCCGTGCAGTCCCGCCGCGCCTACCGGCTTCGACTCGGCTGGCGAGCGCACACGTGTCGCTGCCGCAGGTCTTAGCAGTCGGAGCCATCGACGCCGGAATCCGGGTCCCGCAGATCTTGCATGTTCCGCGATCCTTTCGGCGCAAGGCGTCCCGTGCCTCGAACAGAGCCTTCAAGCACCCAGGGCCGCATGTCTTTGCCGGGAGGCGTCCCGGTCGTCTCTCAACGGGGGCGCCGCAAACCTTGCACTCGCCGGGCCCTTTACGGCGCTCGGCGCCCCGCTTGCGGAGGAAAGCTGTCCGGCACTCGATGCTGCATGTGCTCGTCCGATAGTCCCCGGTCGGCCGGAATCGCGCGCCGCACGCCACGCACTCCTTTGGGGGGCGGTCGCTTCCCGGCTTGCCCTCGCGACGGGCCTGGAGTCGGGCCGATACCGCCAACAGTCCACGGCGGCAGGTCTCGCCGCAAGTGGCGTTGCTGCGCTGGTCGAATGGGATGGGCGCTTCACACATGCGGCAGCGGTCTGGGGCGGATTCGTACTCTGCCCTGATCTGCTCGCCTCGCTGGCGATTCCGTTCGGCCAGACGCCTCTTCCCTTCCCCAGTCAGCTCATAGGGGCCCGAGCCGCCAGGGTTGCCGCGCCGGAGTTCGCCCGCCTCCACGCGCTCTCTCGTCCGTTGGCGACAGGCTTCACTGACGTCGGGCGCGCAGATGCTGTCCTTGAGGACGAACCCGCCCATCGACCGTAGCTCCATGCGGTCGATGCCGTGTGCGTGGTACGTGTGGCCAGCGAGCCTTTTGAAACCCGTCTTGCCGCAGATGGGACAGGTTCCAGCAAGGATCGCCTCCCTAGTCGCGTCACGATTAGGCGGCGTTATGCGGTTTCCGGGATTAGGGTCGCCGTGCTGCATCCGGCCCTTGGTCTCAAGGACACGGGTGCGTCCGGGGGTGGTCTTCCGGCCTGCACGCTCGGACATGTGGCTCCCTTCTCAGGCCGCGCTTGCGGGTAGTGGTGTAGCGGCGATTGGTTCCTCACGCACGTCACGCACCCACGAGATCCCGCACGCGAGACACAGTTCGTGCGGGCCCTGATACACCAGCGCCGGTGCCGTGCAGAGACACAGCGGGCACTTCGCGCGCGTCCGTACGCGGCGGAGTTGGTCACGCTGGTAGGTGGTCGTCCCACCCCAATACCCTTCGGCCCGGTTGAGCATCGCCCACGCCAGGCAGCGGGTGCGTACATCGCACGTCTGGCACCACTCCTGTGCGGCGGTGAGACCGGTGTCCGTTTCGACGTCGGGGACGAAGTCGAAGCCGACGGTGGCGCAGGGGGCGTCGGCCTGCCAGGCGACGTCATCGGCGGAGAAGAACTCGACGATGCTCATGACGACCTCAAACGGTGTACGGCCAAGGCAGCGATGAAACAGCCGATAGCGATCACGTGCAGCGTGGCGCCCCAGACGCTCCCGCTGATCGAGGTTCCGATGAGCCCGACGATGTTGGTGGCGACGCCTGTAGTGAAGAACAGTCGGGCGGACAGTTTGCCGAGCGCGGCGAGTAGTGCGGCGGCAAGGAACACAGTGACGCTGAGGATGTTGATGGTCTGGCCGATGGCGACCATGGCGTCTCCTCTCAGGGGCACGGGGTGTCGTCGGCGACGGACCAGACGATGACGCCGTGCTGGAGGCACTGCCGGATACGGCCCTGCTTACGGAGCCGGGAGCAGGAGAGGTAGACGGCGTCGCGGTCCAGTCCGGCCTGTGTGGCGAGGTCTCGGCGGGTGGCGTGTCCGTCGGCGATGAGTTGGTAGATGGTCTCGTCGCGGGCGATGACGTCGGGGTCGCGGGGGCGTCCGGGCCGTCGTGCGGTTTGCTGCATGCTGGCCTCGCATTCACTTCGCCGGAGGGCTGAATACCATTATGCAGCCGGGATGCAAGTGGCCCATGTTGCCGGAATATGCCCGAGCGTTCGAATGCCACACTCACGTTCGAACGGCCCACCACCATGAGGGCCCGCACCACGGAGGGGCCCATGGACCTACTCATCTACCTCGGCGCCGGAGCAGCCGCACTCATCGCCATCGGCGCACTCGCCCGCGGCGTGTGGCGCATCAACCGGCGGATCGTGACGATCGTGACCGC